TGTTTTAATAATGAATTTGGTGGTTATTTCGACGGCCATTTGTAAATCCTATTTTTTATTTGCTGTCATTGAAATTTCTCTGTAAATCGCATTTATAGCTTCATCGCTTAGGTCGTCATCCTCTGCTTTTTCAAGCTTTTCTCGATTAAACTGAAAGTCATGGATACTATCGGCTACGATCTTATTTTCTGTAAGCAGCCCTTTGCCAAACTGGCCCCACAATTCTCTTGCAGGAATCATCCAGATTACCTTAATGACATCTGTTCCTGGATAAGCTTTGAAAAGCATTGAGTTCGTTTGTGGTTTTGGCTTTGTAAGTCTCGGCTGCCATATCAGTCTTTTCGTGGCACCATCTTCTTCTGTTCGTGCATGCGCAAAGATGTAGAATGGATGTTCGCCATAGGGTCTCTGATTTATCAGGTCCTGGCAGCATTCACCTATATCAAATCCCTGTTTGGTGAAGTGCGTGAGTCTATCGTGGGCGTCGAGTCTGTTTATTTTCATAGCTTGCCAGCAAATAAAATTTATTATCTAATAACGTTAAACAAATCGCTTGTCGGCGTCAAGACAAAGGATATTATGACAGCCCCATCTCACGAAACTCAAATACTAACTGAAACGCAGAAAGCAAACGATGTCGAGAGTAATCTCGTCAAGCAGCGAAAGCACTACGAACGGCAACTTGAACAGGAGCGATTGGCCAGGCAGCAAGCTGAGGAAAGGATTGCGGCACTAGAGAAGTCAACCAAACCCCAACAAGATGAGGATGACGATGATGACGCGGAACCTTACATCGACAAGAAGAGGCTTCAAAAAACGCTTAACCGCGTTATTCCAAAAGTACAAGCCGAAGCTAAGCAGGATGTTCGCCAAGAAGTGCAAAGGGCGTTAACGGAAGAAAGAAGAAACATGTGGATGAAGAACAACCCTGACTTTCAGGAGGTAATGTCCCATGCTCAAGCATTCGCCGATAAGTACCCAGAAGAAGCCGAGACCATCCTCGAAATGCCTGAAGGGTTTGATAGGCAAAAGCTCGTCTATCACGCTATCAAGAGGCAGTCGTTGCATAAAAAGCCAGAGCCTCAGCCGTCTATACAGGACAAGATCGACTCAAACAGACGCTCTCCCTATTACCAGCCATCTGGCGTTGGGGCTGCTCCTTATGCGGCGGCTGGAGATTTCAGTCCATCAGGCCAGAAGAATGCTTATGCTAAGATGCAGGAGTTGAAGAGCAAGTTGAGGATTTGACAATTAAAGCTTTTATTTGGTACAACTAATTTCACGAGGGCACATGTAGCTAGTGGCGCCCTCAAATCGCTCGTCTAGCGTCATAGGCATCGCGTAAGGAAGATTCGCAACTTCCGTCAGATGTGTTAGCAAACGGACGTAGTACGCTTAGGAATTCGTTCCTTTCGTCCACGGAGCTGCATGTCATATTAATTGACAATTTAGGTAATCATGTCAATTACAACTACAGGTAATTTGGGACCGATGATTTTGCAGAGCTTAGCTCCTGCGATGTTATATGTTCCCACACCGACCATGAATTACATTTTGGTCTGTGATAAAATTTCTATGCCTCCTAATGGCGGTACTACTTGCCGTTTTATGAGACCTAGAGCCCTTGTGCCACCAATTGTGCAGTTGGGGAATTCAGGGATTGATCCTGCGGCCCAGGTGCCACAGCGCGATAAATGTTATGTCGCGGGTAAATTTTCTCTGATTGACTCGGAAAGCCGATGGGCTGACGAGGCGCAAGCGAAAGCAGCGTGAACGACTAAGCGAGAAAACCTGAAAGGGATGCAATAGTCTGAACATGATGAATAGAAAGAAGATCATGAGAATGGGTCGAAGAACCTGTTCCGCCATGCAACTGGGTCATATAAGTAACAGAAAGATAATTGATGCTCAAATGGCATTCTTCGGTACTGGCTGTATCATAAATGAACAGGTCATACTGCAGGATCAAGAGGGTACAGAGCAAGTTGCAGCATAAATATATCATTTGTGCGTAAATAGTACACCATGGTAGAATTCCTGTAAAGGAGTTCACTATGAAAGAAGGGATAGACATGGCATATGTTGCAGGGATTTTGGATGGTGATGGGAGTTTTTCAATTATGAAGGCTCATGGCAAATACTATCCATGCTTGCAGCTGAGTAATGCATTTAAGGGGATGTCTGAATTACTGCATGAGAATTTTGGCGGCTCTTTGAGAATTAAAAAGGCTCAAAAGACGCATCATAAAGTTCTTTATGTGTGGTCTGTAAGGGGTCTGACTGGATGCTTGGCAGCGATCGAAAGATTTGGTAAATACTTGGTGTTGAAAAAGAGACAAGCGGAATTAATGACAAACTTTATAAAGGATAGACTCAAGGCAGAAAATTTCACTCAAAGAGATGGTGAAAGATATGCTCTTGGAATGCAATCTTTGAATAGAGAAATTCTGATGGCCAATGATACTCTTGTTCAGCAGTCAACATCAATTAGTATGTGTCCAAAGTTTTGGGCGTATTTTGCAGGAATTATGGATACGGAAGGATCGTTTTCTGTAAAAAAAGAAAAGGCTCATTCCGGGAGTATTAATGCGAGATATAATCCAATGGTGCAGCTGACTATGGTGCCCGCGGCTTGTCTAAATTATATAAGGGAGAACTTGTCTCTCGGTAGTTTTTGCATTCCTAAGGCTACATGCACGCAAAAGGGATATGCCTATAAAATGTCTATTTCGAGCAAGGATGAATGCATAAGATTTATGCACCGAATCCTTGACTATATACGCTTTAAAAGAGGACAGGTTTTTACTTTGCTTAATTTTTGTGAAAATTATGGTTCAGTAAAACATTGTCGTGGGGGAATTCCCAAGGAAACTTTAGATTTTCGTGAGGAAATGTACCAACAAATGAGAAAATTAAATGCATAACACGCCCTCTTAGCTTGGTGTGAAATGGTGTTAGCTTGGGTCAGCGAAAGACTGGCCGTGGCGATGCGCCAAGCCGAGGATAGAGATAATGTCCTCGATAAACCGGCTCTAATTGACTTGGAAGTCCGACAGGATCACAAGGCGGAACTCGAAAGAGACCGTGAACGACTAAGTGAGTTGGCCCGAAAGGGATGCGATAGTCTGAACAGCACGAATAAATAAATGTGCTGAGGGAGATCCGAAGAGGTTTCCCCGCCACGAGAGTGGTCACAAAAGTAACAGAATGCTTATCCTCCGTGACTACATCATTTCTGCAGCATCGCAGATCTATGCAGGCGGCGGTTCGAACGGTGACAACCCAACTAACCTTGGAATCACCGATTTCAGCTTAGTAGCGTCTACACTCGATACAAATAACGCTTATAAATTTATGAGCGGTATCGAAGGTATGGATAGATTTGGTACAGGCCCTGTACGTTCAGCATACTTCATGCTGTCTTCTACAGAGTTACAGACCGACTTTGATGGATTGAGTGGTTCCGGTTTCTTGAGCCAGTGGAACTACCCAACTAATGCATCTGCATTACCATCGGAGTATGGATCTGTATACAACATTCGCATTCTGACTAGCTCAGAAGCGCCTGTTGCAAGAGCGGCGTCCATGAATACGTCCGATGTTTACTACAACACAGTTGTGGGTAAGCAAGCGGTCACTCACATCAATCAGGATGGATATTCCATGAACCTGATTTATCGTGATCCATACTATTCTGGAATGCTCGCACAGAACGCCACTTTAGCCGTGAAGTTTGCGCAAGCGCAAGCCATCACACAAGACACAGCCATTAGAAACCTGCTTTGCACCAGATTAAATTCTGCTGCTGGCCCATAAGAGGTGATCTATGACTGAATATAATAAAATGGCAAAAGGTAAGTTCACATCAACTGGAGCGGCTAAGGTTATTAACCTTCCGTTTGTTCCAGACTATGTGGAACTTATCAACTATACCGCATCCGCTGCATTTACAGATGCTCGCGTTCTGTCTGCTCAGTGGGATGTGAATATGGGACAAGGATTTGCTATTACCCAAGTAAGGTCTACTACCTATAAATCGGATAGTGTCATTACGAATGGTATTAGCACATTCTCTGCAGGTCTTGCGTTGCAATATGGTGCTGTAAAAACCATCATTGGTGCAACAGCCGCTAACCCCATCGTATTCAACGTTACTGCTCACGGCTACGCTGTGGGTGATATCGTTATATTTGAAAACCTGTTCCAGTCTACTACAACTGGTATGCCACAAATTTGCGGCGCACCTTTTAGAATTAGCGCCGTCGATGATGCGGACCACTTCTCTGTTGTATGGCCAGGGACCGGATCAAACTATACCGCTTTATCAGGAACACCAGTTATTAACGGAAGAAATGCCACTGTAAAAAAAGTGTTGTATCCCTTCCTTTATTCACCTGGCGAATCAGTGATTGAAGCAATCACGATGGGTAGTACTACGAGTGTAGTTACTACTACTCCGCATAATTTGGTTGTAGGACAAGAGGTGGCGTTTAGAATTCCTGCTGCATGGGGAAGTATTGAGCTCAACTCTCTTCCAAACACTGCACTTCCAGGGTCTCCGATCTATGGATATGTAACTTCAGTTACAGACTCGGTGACTGTTGTTATCAATATCAACTCCACAGGATATACAGCATTCAATACAAACTTGACTGTTGCGTCTACTGGTGGAAGATCGTTTGCTCAGTTGGTTGCTGTAGGGGATGTGAATAGTGGTGGTGTTGCTATTTCTAGCGGCTCTGCATTGTATCCTCCTCCATCTGTTAATGGTTCTAACACTATTAATGGACCTGCGATTAGCGGTGCATTCGTTAACAACACAAGCGCTGGTTTCATTATTGGAGCTGGAACTTGCGTAACCGCATCCACTGCGGTTTTAGTCGGAGCCAATGCTGAGGTTCTGTACTGGAGAGCTATGTCTCACGACATTTCTCTTACATAAGTAATTGGGGGCTCTCGAGCCCCCTTTTTTGGAGTATGCATGACTAACTTTGTTATCGGCCCAATAGCACCTGAGAACAATCCAACTATTGAACCGGACTTCTATAATCCAAGCAGGTTTAATATCACGGCTATTTCTATGGGACAGACCACTACTGTTACCACATCGGTCGCCCATAACTACGTAGTGGGTCAGTTGATCCGTTTAAATATTCCTCCCATTTGTAGAGCGGAGGCTCTGAATGGTCAATCTGCCCTGGTCATATCCCTCCCTTCAACAACCCAGGTTACTCTAAACATCCCGTCTATAAATGTTTCAGCCTTTGTGTCTGCACCAGCAACGGGGAGTAAACCTCAGATTGTGGCCATTGGAGATCAGAACAGCGGAAGAATCAATGCGTCTGGACGCACGAACATTGCTACTTCCATTCTAGGGAGCTTCATAAATGTGTCGCCTCAGTAAAAAGGAATATTGAATTTCTTTGAGGTTAGGCATATAAATAGATAAAGATTAAATTTTACCTGGGACTGTCTATGTCAGAAATGAAAAAAGCCACCGCTTCATCCACTTCCGCGCAGAAAGAGTTGGACAAAGCGGAAGAGCAGTTCAAAGCGTTTGATCAGAATGTGCAGTCTTTGACTGTGGACCGCATGAACGCCGCCCCTAAAGAAGAGACCGAAATGCAGACCAAGATGTCTGCAAAAGAGATAGAAAAGGCGAACGGTGTTTATCTTAAGCCAAAAAGAACGATTTCCGGACGTGACAAGTTTAATGAGAAGTTCCGCAAAGAGTGGGAATTCAGTAAAGAGTATGTAAACTTTATTGCTGAAAACAAAGAGATCATTGGCGAGACGATTGACATGTGGACGCGGCCGTTTGGTGGAGTAGCAGCGGAATGGTGGGAGATCCCTACTAATAAGCCTGTATGGGCTCCGCGTTATGTAGCAGAGCAACTCAAGAAATGCATCTACCATAGACTGAAGATGGAAGATCGTCCTACTTCGTCAGAGGGCGGCAATGTGTATTATGGTTCTATGGCAGTAGATACTACTATTCAAAGGCTAGATGCTCATCCAGTAGCAGCTAGGAAGTCAGTGTTTATGTCTGGAGGATTTTAGTTATGGCAACGAAAGATTGGATCAAAGGCGCGATAAAGCACCCCGGAGCACTAAGGAAGTCTTTGCATGTTAAGGAAGGGGAGAAGATCCCAGCCGCGAAACTAAAGAAGGCTGAGCACTCCAAAGACCCTAAGCTTGCTAAGAGAGCTCGCTTGGCTGAAACGCTCAAGAAAATGCATAAATAGAGGTGATATATTAACCTTCTATCCGACATTATCACGTACGTCCGGCGCATCATAAAGACGCCGTCGAATACGCAGATTTCCGATAACCTCATCATCGACTATATCAATAGATTCTGGTTGATGGATGTGGACGCTCGTATACAGCTGTTTGATCTAAAGACGCGGTATCAATTCCAGACCATCCCTGGCATAGATAGATACAACATGCCGTTGTATAATGTGCAGACCGAACCTGGAAACCAAGCTATTGGGATGTTCCCCGTGTATCAGGGATTTACCAATTCTGCATACGTCAATGGTATCCAGGTTCCATTTTTTACTCAGCGCGGTGCATTTCAAAATTTATGGCCAAGCTACATACAATCTCTTAATCCAGCCATTACTGGCGATGGAACAGCTGGTCCCTACGAAATCACACTACCATTTTTCCCCGCCATTCCTGGACATATAGATATGTCTGGAATAATCGCCTACGGATCGAATACCGATCCTATATTTACCGCATCATTTCAGACGACTATTCCCACTACTAGTGTGTATTCAGCGGTATATTTTACGGCGGTAGATGCAAAAGGTCAGAAGATAGTAGTAGCGGATAGTGGGCAGTTTCTATCTACGGGTACAGGTGGAGACTTGTACGGTCTGTTAATGTCGCCAGGAAATGCGCCTTTGGGCAATTCTGCATTAGCCAGTTATAGTACTACTGCCAACACGATAAACTACAATACCGGCGTTGCTAATGTAACGTTCCCTGTGATCATCCCGGATGGTAATGACATCCAGGCGCAGTGCTACTTCTTCCAGCAGGGTCTTCCCAGATCAATCCTTTTTGAAAATAATGTTATCACAGTGCGCCCACCACCTGATATCTCGTATCTCGTGGAGCTAGAGGCGTATCTGACGCCAGCGGCATTTTTGAGTACAGGGTCTGCAATTTCATTTGGATACATGGCGGAGTATATAGCGCGAGGTGCTGCTAGAAAGATCATGGCAGACACAGGTGACGTAGAACAATTCATGTTCTACGAGCCCCTATTCAAAGAGCAAGAAACACTTGTATGGAAGCGAAGTCAGCGGCAGTTTACATCTACACGCACTCCTACAATCTTTAGCGATTTACAAGGACCATCATTAATAAATAGTGGACAAGGTGGAACATGACCATTAGCTATACGACAGGCATTCCAGCAGCAAACAACAACCCGTCTACTGATCAGCCTAACATGAAGACCAACAATGATAATATTAAGGCTATCATTGCAGTAGACCATGCAACTTTCGATGCATCCAATAGTGGAACGCATAACCACGTGACATTTACCAGTACTCAGACGGATCCATCTCTGTCAGCTAGTCAGACGCAGATATATCCTAAAACGTTTGGGACGGGGACGACATTTTTAGAGAACTATCTGGCATTTAGGGCGTCTTCGGGAAGTCAAGTTGTCGGTTATGCGCCGGGTGTAAAATGTATGGGACGCTTTACGACTGTATCAGCGGGGTTTCCTGCGACATTATACACTTCAGCCGCCCCAACGGCCACGGAGCAAAACACATTGTTTGTAAACGTCACAACTATCGTGCAATCTACGGTAGGAGATGCGGGGAATACTATCACCATTACATTTGCGAATGCTCTTCCTCATACAAACTACTTTGTATTCTTCGAGGTGGGCGTCTCTTCTGCTGCAACACCGACAATAGCTCAGGTTACTAAAGGAACCGCTAATTTGGTTTTTACAAAAAGTAGTTTTAGTGCCGCTGGATTGGTGGTAGGATTTATGGTGATCTAATATGGGCGAGAAAATCCTTGTCGGCCCAGTCAATAAAGGTCTAAAAACTGACAGAGAACCCTTTGTCATTGACAATGATTCATTTCCTACACTCCTTAACGCATACCAGTGGCGAGGGCGTATCAAGCGTAAGCGCGGAACTTCCCTATTAAACCGTCTAAAGCGACATTTCAACAGTACGGTAACGTCGTACAATTCCGGCTCAACTACTATCACGCTTAGTGCTGCTGGAGTTGGAAACTTACTCACGGGATTTTCTCTACAAACCAATGGGAACATAGTGCCGGGGTCGGTCACTATAACTAGAGGAGCGAATGTCTATACAGATCCGGCTATGGACGGCAATCTGGCTGGGCCAAATGCAGGGACTATAAACTATGCGACAGGTTCTTTCACGATAGTTGCAGAGGCCGGTCTTACTGCGTCTGCGAGGTTCAATTACTATCCAGATCTCCCAGTAATGGGATTAGAAGACCTTTCTCTTTCGTCTTCACCATTTCCAGGCACTTTGGGTTTTGACACTAAGTATTCATACAACATTCTTAGTACTACTCCATACAATATATATGATGTAAGTTTCTACAAAAATCCAGCCACAGCCACGTATGTTGGATACACACAGAAAACAAACATCACACCCACCACATGGAATGGACAGGACTATCAGCAATTCTGGACTACTAATTATCAGGGGGCCCTGTGGGCGACGAATGGGATAGACATCCCTTTCACTACTGCTGCCGTGGGGATGCAATATAAGGCGATAACGACTGTAGACAATATAGTTGCTGGCACTCCTGCGTTTGCGGACTTAACTATCACAGCGCATGGGTTGGTTGTAGGGGATTTTTTATTCATAAACGAAGTAAGCGCTACCACCGGAATAAACCTCCAAACCGGTTATGTCACCGCTGTCGTGAGTGTGGATAAGGTGACGGTTGAATTTCCTAATGCGACTATAGCGACAGTGGGAGGCGGAGGTATTGCCCAGTATCTCACCAGTAGAGCTGATACTACTAAGGATTGCTTAAGATGGTATGATGGAGACCCTACCGACGGAAATGCAACCACCCCTGTATTAGATGGTAGAAAAGGGTGGGTAAACTTTGCGCCGCCTTTATCGAATAGTAATTTCAGTATAGCTGATCTTCCTAAACTTCAATATTACTTGGTAGGAGCGAGGCTCATCGTTCCATTCAAGGATAGACTGTTATTCTTTGGACCTGTTGTGCAGACGTCTACGGCGGACTCTCAGGTCTACCTGCAAGACACAGTAATCTATAGTCAGAATGGAACGCCTTACTACACCGCGTCATTTGCCGCAGCCGACGCAGCGGCCGTCCTCAGTACCTCTACAACATTTACTGCAGTAAATATCCCCACAAATCAAACGGCAACGGCAACGGCGTATTTTCAAGATGTATCTGGATATGGCGGGTTTATAAGTCTCGGCACTCAAGAGCCAATATTAACTGTAACGTCTAATGAAGATGTGCTCATTCTTGGATTTACTACGCAGCAGGCTAGATTAGTATATACAGGCAATGATATCGTCCCATTCAATGCATTTATTATTGATTCCGAGCTTGGAGCGAGTAGTACGTTTTCTGCTGTAAACCTTGGGAATGGGGCTGTCACATTAGGCTCTCGTGGCATAGTGCTTACTACACAGGTAGGTGCACAACGTGTGGACTTAGAAAACCCGGACCAGGTTTTTGAGCTAAATTTGGCAGACAACGGTCCGCAGCGCGTGAGTGCGCAGCGTGATTATGTAAGCGAGTGGATCTATTTTACTTATCCGTCCAATCAATATACATACAAGTATCCTAATAGGACCTTCCTATACAACTATCGAGATTCATCGTGGGGTATCTTTGATGAATGCTATACAACGTATGGACAGTTTAGAAAGCAGAGTGGATATACGTGGTCCAATATAGGGCTAACCTTTCCGACTTGGTCAGAGTGGAATGAACCATGGAATTCAGGATCTACCACTTTATTTCAGCCCGAGGTAATTGCGGGTAACCAACAAGGATTTGTCTTGTTTCGAGAGGACGGCACTACCGAAGGAAACTCTCTAGCGATAACTAACTTATCCTTTGCAGCTACTATTACAGGAGTGACACAGGCCAATCCGTGTGTTCTGACGGCTGCAAATACGTTCATCGTCGGTCAGTCTGTAACTATTTCTGGTGTCGCCGGAATGACGCAGTTGAATGGAAATACATATACGGTCTCTGCTGTCACTGCCACTACCATTACTATCCAAGTAAATTCGATTGCTTTCGGGGCGTATACATCTGGGGGCGTGGCCACGCCTCCTCAAATCTACTCACCCAATCACTGTTTAAATGATGGAGATTACATCGTAATTAGCGGGGTCCTTGGAACATCGGCGGCAGGCGTTAATGGAAAAATCTTTTCCGTATCTAAACCACCTCTTATTACCACTTGGGCCAATGAGTTTGTATTGAACCCGCCCCCTGCTTCCGGAACATATTTAGGCGGCGGATTGATTAAAAGAATGTACAAACCCCTTATCCAAACTAAGCAATTTCCTGTAAGTTGGGGGATGGGCAGAAAGACCAGAATAGGTGCGCAGCAGTACCTATTTACTACTACTCCTCTGGGACAAGTTGAACTGCAAATCTACCTCAGCCAAAACGGCGATTCACCATATAACGAAGGTCCCATCGTCCCTGAGAACAATGTGACCAACAACGCATTGATTTACACCGATATTCTCTACACGTGCCCAGAATCTACCAACCTTGGACTAACGGCAGCCAATATTAACCTGAATATGGTCACGGGCTCCCAGCAGCAACAGATATGGCATAGAATGAATACGTCCCTGCTGGGTGACACGGTGCAAGTTGGTTTCACTCTATCAGATGCCCAAATGAGGGATACGGCATTTAGCAATCAGTTTACCGAGATCGAGTTGCATGCGATGGTGCTGGATGTGTCGCCATCGGGAGTTTTGGCGTAATGTCTGCAAATATTACAAATCAGGTTGCTTATCTTCGAACATCTAGAAGCTTCCCTCAAGACCCGCAGGAACTCGCTGTACAGCTTTCAAAGAGCTATATTGATGTTGCTGGCGCCGTAAATGATAGAACCATCGGGATATACCCTACTCAGAAACCTGCGGTTACTGGCGAGGCGTTCTATCTATCAAATAACCAAAAGCAACAAACCTTGCGTCAGGTTTTTACCTTCACAGCCACGACTGCTATAACCCATGGAATTACCATAACGGACTCAAATCAGTTTACGTGCTGCTACGGAAGTTATACTGATGGAACCAGCTCGTTTGGACTTCCCTTTGGGACGTCTGTGGCTATGGCAGGCTTAATCAGTTTCTACGTGTCGGCAACCCAGATCGTTTTTGTGCTTGGTGCGGGAGCGCCCGCATTGACGTCAGGGCGCATAGTTCTTCAATGGCTATCTAACCCCTAATTCACAATCATTTTAATAAATACCTTGACAATGATAACCTCTAAAGAAAAGAGGTGACTTATGTCTTTTTCTATGGGAGCACCAAGATCTGGCCTTGGAATGAGCGGAAATAAAATTCCAAAGGGCTATCAAACTGGGCAAATGCAGCAGTTTACTCCAGAGCAGATGCAGTTGTTCCAAAGCATGTTTGGCCAATTGGGGCCCGATTCTTTCTTAGGTAAGCTTGCGGGGGGCGATCAGTCGCAATTCGAGCAACTGGAAGCACCCGCAATGCAGCAGTTTGCAGGGATGCAGGGGAATCTGGCGTCTAGGTTTAGTGGTATGGGGATGGGAGCTAGAAACTCCTCGGGTTTTCAGAATACCATGAACCAGGCTACGAGTGACTTTGCACAACAACTGCAGTCTCAGCGTATGGGGCTTCAAAGGCAGGCACTCCAAGATCTAATGGGCATGAGTGGACAATTGCTTGGTCAACGACCTTACGAGCAATTCCTCACAGAAAAGCCCATACCATTCTGGCAGCAACTAGCGATGGGAATCGGGGGAGGAGCGGCGCAAGGATTTGGTGGAGCGCTGGGCGGAAAGGCATTCACAAAAATGTTTGGGGTTTAATATGGTCAATATCTTGCCAAAAGTTCCTGGATTTGGGGAAAGGATAGGGGGAGCAATCGGTGGTGGTTTTGCGACGGGCATGAGTCAAGCCGCGGAATTTGCCCAAAAAATGGCCGCAGAAAAGTCGAAAATGAAACAAAGAATGGACGCCATTCGTGAAATCGAGAATCCATCCCGACAATCCACTCAGCTCTCTGAAGAAGATAAAAGAAGTAAATTTCTAGAAATGCTTCCGCAATTTGAAAATGCAAAGGGTTCCGAACTTACATCTGAAGATTTGGACAGTGTTTGGCAAAATTTCGACAAAATTCTAATGGCGACCCGGCAAGGACCAACACAACGCACATCGGAAGATCCTTTCGGAAAAGCAAAAAAATATGCGGCCATAGGCGAACATGACCTATCAAGGATCGCAACGGCAGAGGCGACACAGCAATCTAAACAGAGTTTTGCGCGTGAACAGGCGATGGAACCAAAAATACTTGAAATGCAAGGTGAATTGGCAACATCCAAAGATACGGGATTGCGGTTTGATCGGTTAAAGGAATTAACATCCCCTCAGTTCGAAAATAAATTTCCTCCATCTGCCATGACGGCATTGTTCACGAAAAATGGAGAACTGAACCCTATTGCGCAATCGCAACTTTCTCCAGAAGCACAGGAGTTTACCAAATTAGTTGTAGATGAAATACAAGGCGCCCAAAAAACATATGGTGGTAAGGTTTCAAACTTTGAAGCTGCACAGTATTTAAAGAAACTACCTTCATTGTTAAACACGGCTGATGGAAGAAATAGGGTGTTACGAGATTTGAGGATAATGAATAAATTAACTCAAATGCACGATCAGGGCGTCCTGGATATAATGGACAGATATGACAATAACATATCTTTAAGCAAAGCGAACTCTTTATATGCAAAGGAACATGCTAAAGATGAAGCCAACATGCGAAAGGCATTTATTAGACCTAATGAGTTTCCATTTACAGAACTGGATGAATTTAATGCTTCAATTTATCCGGGTGTGACGATTGAAGATCCAGAGACGGGCCAGACATTCAAAAGTGACGGACGAACATGGGTTCAGGTATGATTTATGGCATTTAAAATTATAAAGAACGCAGAGCCGCAAGAATCAACATATGGTGCAGAAAGTTTGTATAGAGTTCCTATGCAGGCAGTCAAAGGCGCGTTAACGGAAGCGGCGGGTTTCGCTGGCGACTATGCCAAAACTATCAACGATCTTTTAGCAGACCCGATCACCAAGCATGGTTTTGGCCAGGAAACCGTACCCTATGAACAGACAGCGATCGGAAAACTACTCCCTACCACAGAGCAGCATGAAGGTACGATAAATAAAGAGGTTCCATTTTTAAAGCCGAGAAACAAATTAGAAGAGTATGCGCAAGATATAGGAAAGGACACAGCGGCGTTATTTCTGCCAGGACGGGCATTTCGAATGGGAAGATATGCTTTTTCTCCAATGCGATCTTTGGGCATTGCAGTTGGGGCGAATACGGTGGGTAAAGGCGTGGAGTTGTGGTCGGGCGATAAAGAGAAAGGGGATATGGCAAAAAAAGGCACGATGCTGGCTTTGTCCCTTTTGAATCCCACGAGTGCCAAAAACATAAGTCAAAATCTTTACCAAGATGCCGCTAGAGCGTTGCCACAAAATGCCACGGTAAATGCCAATAACTTCATGACTCGATTAAATAATTTAGAAAACCGAATATTACAAGGGCGCCCGCCTGCAAATGTCGCGCCTTCCGAAAGGTTTGTACTTAACCAAATTGAAAATTTTAGAAATCTAGTTCAAAATGGTCAAATGAGTATGCGAACGCTTGTGGCGCAAAAAAGATCGTTCAATGAGGAACTGCAACGAAATCTGTTCGAACTTCCTGATCGGGCATCGAAGGCGAGAGCGCGCGAGCTGGCTCAAGAAATTTCCCATGCCACACGAGACACGATGAGACAATATGGCACAAACAACCCGCAATGGTGGCAGTTACAGCAGTCGGCCGACCAGGCGCATGGAGCCATTCAACAATCAAACTTTATCAGTAATGTATTGGGAAAGTTTATGAAAGGAAAGCCCGAGGCGTTGTCGCATGTGTTCGGTATAGGAATTCCTGCGGGGGTTGCGTATGGTAGTACAATGGGGGCCGGAGCGATCCTAACGGGATATCAATCGGCAAAAATAGGCTGGAGAATGATTCATTCCCCAGAGTTAAGACGTCACTACGCCAGAGTATTGGGAGCCGCCGCCGCAGACAATCCAACAATAGTTCATAAGGAATTGGATGAATTTCAAGAAAAATTACAAGAAAAGGAAGATAAATCAAAAAATAAGTTTAAAATAAAGAGATGAACTAGCTAAAAGTCTCTTTTTTCTGTATACCCCAAATAAATTCCATATCCGATTATCCAAAACCAGACAGCACATAGAAAAAGTACAATCATTTTCTATTCCCCCTTCTTCTCTAAACGATCGGCATTTCTCTTTGACCAAACCTTCTTCATCGCTTCACTGCGAGAATTAGGAGTATCGCCCGAATCGCTTTTGATATTTATAAAAATTGTAGCAACCTCTAAAGCCATCAGTCGCTCTCGAATATCAACGATTTCTACTCTGATCTCTTTAAACTCGCCTCTCAGATCCTTAATTTCGTCTTTAACTTCCTTAATGGAGTCTTTAAGATCCGTGAATCGCTTATCACGGACGTTATGCCAAAATATGGCTATTGCGACGAATGCGGATATACAAGAAGCAATTTCCGAAAGATTCATATTTCCCTCATTTTTTCCAAGCAACATACCATAGCCCAGGATATAGCACAATACACACTTATTCTTTCATTCTCTCGTCTATCAGCTTCTTCACGATCTTTTCCAAATCTACCACTGAAAGCCTATTAACCTCTGCCCGCGGTATCCTAAATCCCGAGTGAGCACCCTCCCCGATCCTAAAAGCGCTTATCCTGCCTTTCTGAATGGATCGCCTGACAGTGTTCGGGTGAACCCTAATCATCAAAGCAAATTCTTTAATTGTCAAAAAGTCGGGTTCCTCGTTTGTCATTGCATTCACCATAAATGGTTATTCATAGGTAGTTGAACAAATGATGATGATACTCCACACTGAGTGTAAATTAAACAATTTCCTTGGAGGGAAACATGTCTAGTCAAGTATATGGCGTTGGTGGTTTGGTTAGCGTGCCACCTCCAGCGTTAAGTGGAAACGGAGCGCCACCGGCAAGCTTCCGAGGGCAACTGGGTCAACAATATTTTGATAAAAGCGTAACTCCAGCTGCTGAGTACGTCTACAACGGATCAACGTGGGTATCGGGGGGGAACGCCCTTGCTACTACAACGACCGCTGGGATTGTAAAAACTTTTGAGACGGACACCTTTGCTGGCGCTGATGACACTACTGTGCCCACATCCCTCACTGTAAAAACTTATGTGGACGCTACCGCTATTGCCGGGGCGCCGATTGCTCAAACAGCAGTTACGGGGATCACTCAGCTGGCCACCGATGCAGAGGCTGTTGCCGGAACCGCAACAACTCCAGGCGTCACAGCCTTCTGTGTGCAACCTTCTAACCTGGCAGCCGTTTTTGCTTCCCCTCCTGCTATCGGGGGCACGCTAGCTGCAAACGGAACTTTTGCTGCCGTTGCGGGGACTACAGGCACGTTTTCTGGACTAATCTCTGGTAGTGCTAGTGCTACTATCACCACAGGTGCAACAGCGCTTAACCTTGCATCCGATGCGTCTACTGGTGCTGTAAACATCGGCACAGGAGCTGGCGCGCGGGTCATTACAATTGGTAACGTAACGGGCGCCACTGCTGTAGCGGTAAATACTGGCACTGGCCACTTTACCGTCACGACAACTACCACCGGCGACATCATCCTTAACTCTGCTGACACCGTATTAATAGACTCAGCTGGCGTTCTGGAGTTGAACTCATCCGCAGGGGTTATCGGAATCGGTAATGATGCAGTTGCGCAGAATATGAACATCGGAACAGGCGCAGCAGCGCGTGTAATCACCATCGGTAACTCGACAGGCGCAACACAAGTTGTGCTGAATGGTGGTACAGCTGGATGCTCAGTCGGCGCTAACGCCATTGCACAGCCGATCGTAATCGGTAACCAAACGGGAGCGACATCCGTCGTAATTGATTCTGGAACTGGCGCTATTGATTTGGGCGTAGCCGTTGCAAAAACTATCACTATCGGTAATGTGACTGGAGCCACAGCCGTCAACGTAAATGCGGGAACAGGCGGATCGATCTGGACCACCACTAACTCTACCCTCGCGCTGAGGTCTGGTACTGGAGCTCTCCAAGTAGGTGTGGATGCGGCAGCGAAAACCATTACCATCGGTAACATCACCGGGGCTACGGCGGTCAACATTAATACCGGAAGTGGAGGCAGTACCTACACCACCACGAACGCTACGCTGGCATTCGTCACGGGCACAGGAGCGATTAACGTCGGCACGGATGCAGCAGCTAAGACAATTACAATCGGTAACATCACAGGAGCTACGGCCGTCAACGTAAACTCTGGTTCTGGCGCATGCGCTTGGACAACAACCAATGGAAGCTTTGGTGTCGTAACGGGAACGGGCGCTATCAATATTGGTGCGGACGCGGCAGCAAAAACCATCACTATCGGCAATGGCACGGGCGCAACGTCTGTGGTTGTTGACTGTGGAACTGGTGCCCTAAACATCGGCACTAATGCCGTTGCACATACGGTCACAATCGGTAACATCACTGGAGCTACAGCCGTCAACGTAAACTCTGGAAGTGGCGCTTGCGCGTGGACAACAACGAACGGTTCTTTCGGGGTTGTAACTGGGACAGGGGCTATCAATGTCGGGGCAGATGCAGCCGCAAAAACAATCACCATCGGAAATATCACTGGAGCTACGGCAGTCAACGTCAACTCCGGCTCAGGTGCTTGTGCTTGGACGACCACAAACGGCACATTTGGACTAGTAACGGGAACCGGGGCGATTAACCTCGGGGCAGATGCTGCGGCCAAAACTATTACCATCGGTAATATTACTGGTGCAACTGCGGTAAACGTGAATTCCGGCTCAGGTGCGTGTGCTTGGACAACAACCAATGGAAGTTTTGGTCTCGTTACAGGAACGGGTGCAATTAATATCGGCGCGGACGCGGCGGCTAAGACCATCACTATAGGTAACACGACTGGTGCAACTGCTGTCAATATCAACTCAGGGTCGGGTGGGGTAAACGTCTCTACAGACTTTGCATTGACATCTGTAGCGACTAAGATCTCCATGAATGGCGGTGCGGTAACCGACTTTATTGGAACTAGCACTCTGGTTCTGGGAACAGTAACTATCGCCAATACAAATATAGCGGCAAACGACAGGATATTCCTGAGCCGTACAGCGGCAAACGGATCTGTAACAATGGGCGAGCTTAGCTATACAATAAGCGCAGCCGCGAGCTTTACTGTAACTAGTTTGATCCTCGGAACTCCCGCCTCGACCCAGACAGCAGACGTTTCTAGCTTTGCGTACATCATCTTCCGTCAAACTTAAATCTTGAAAAAGGGGTGACATAATTTGTCGCCCCTGCCATTCTTAGGGAGTTGGTTAAACAAACAGGGTGATAGTAAAAATGGTAAAGACAGCAGCTAGACTAGATCATGTGATTGGCGAAAGAAGCTTTGTTCTGATTTGTGATTTTGATGCTCCTACGAGGGATGTAAAAGAGGCATTGAACGAGTTCATGGCTCAAGTTATGCAAGTAGAAAAAATGCACCTTCAGAATCAAAAACAGAAAGAAGAAGCGGAAGTTGTGGTGCAAGAAGAATAATTATTAGACAGAGGAAGGGATGGGAAACCAATCGATTCGAGTGGGATTTGATACGGAAAGGGCGCGAGCCTCTACAACGTTTGATGGAACATATAAAACAATTGGGGACGCTCTAACCCAGAATCCGGTTGTGATTGTGTTTGACAATCAGACGAATGTAGCGGTTCCTATCTCTGTCGACGGCACTAATGTGTGGAAAACGTTCTCCGCTGGTCAGGCTTTTGTTCTGGATTTAAGAGCAAATCATGGCCAAGCCGACAATTACACCATAGATATAGGAACCCAGTTCCTCACGAATGCCGCCGTTGGAACGTCAGGAAGCATGAGAATTTCTGTAATTTATGCGAGGTAAATAGTGAGTCAGATATTTAAAGACATGTCCTCTGGCCCCGTCCCTCCAGCCGTCCCTACTTCATTTACCACCGACGTTAGAGATAATAGTACGACATCGCCGGGAACGGCGATTCCAGCTCTAAACATTCTCCAAGTCCTAGGCTCCGACACCACCCAGAATAACGATAACGGAATTCGGACGGATGCCAATCCGAACAACGGGAACGTCCTTTACGTCGAGCTTACCAATCGAATGACCGGAACCGCCTCCACGGTGGGAGCTGTAACGGCCGATATCATCACATTTTCTTTAGGCGCATCCACAGCCGTCTACAGGTTCAATTTTCTTGTGGCTGGAAGAGATACGGCAGGCGCGGCTGTAGGTCAGGGGGTGGGATATACTATAGATGGGTCGGCCCGGACGGACGGAGCAGCGGCAACAATCATATCCACGCCTGATATTGATGCAGATGAGGACACCGCAATCATGGGGTCGTTAATTTCATTCATCGCTAGTGATAATAACATAATCGTGAGAGCTACCGGGGTGGCAGGTGAAACTATCAGTTATAATGCTGTCGGAACTTATGTGGTGGTATAATGAGCGGATTTGACAACGAAACGGTCTATTGCAATAACTATGACTTCCGAGGGGTTCAACCCGTTGTTGCTCAGGTGACAACTGCTGGGCAACTTCCAGTTGGAACGGGGGGATCTCCTGCTATTTCAGTTGGGAGCATTACATCACCGCTCGGAACTCTGACCATTGGGTATTCCAACCCAAACATCACTATAGATCTAGCGGGTGGCAGTACAGGCGTCGACTCATTCGGCACGCAGTCAGGAACAAATCCTGTATTTCCGAATGCTGCGGGATTGGTCAATCTCCACGGCTCATCTGGGTCAAAATCCTACGGAACCAGCAACTTCGTATACATAAAATCCCCCGCCTATGCGGATGCCTCAGCGTCTGCGACTAGCGAGATAAACACCGGCGAATTTGTTACTGGGGCATTTACGCGCACGATGCCAGCTTCCGCTGGCCTGATTGACGGAGATCTCATCGAATATGTTTGCACGTCGGCAAGCGCATTGGTGATTCAGTCAGTGGGAGCGCAAAAAATCAGAGTTGGCACGCTTTTAAGTGCAGCAGCAGGCACAGCGACAAGCACGGCGATCGGCGACTCTATCTCTCTTAGATTTAGAGCAAGTGACGGCTTTTGGTACGCCACTTCGGTAGTTGGAACATGGGTAATAGCTTAATAGGGGATACATGTCATTTACACATGCGATAGGAACCAATCGTTACGGCGAAGCTGACCTTATAGTATCTACCAACGCAGCTAACGGCACGCACGTAACCTTGGCCTCGGCGATGTCAGCAGCTACGTCGGGTCAAACTATTTTTCTGCGCGATTCGGTCACGGAGAATGTCACAATTACTCCTGGTGTGAACATCGCCTCCTGGGACGGCGGCACGCTTAACACTCCTTCTATCACTGGCACTCTCACAATGACCGGAGCTGGCACAAGTACCATCTCGGGAATAAGGCTCGTTACCAATTCTGCGGCCGTCATTGCAGTGACAGGATCCGCAGCTTCAATCCTTAACCTAGATAATTGCTATCTCAGCTGCACCAATAACACTGGGATCACCTTTAGCACATCGTCTGCAAGCGCACAAATAAACATTTTTAACAGCGCAGGGGATTTGGGAACGACCGGAATCGCTTATTTTTCTCATTCTTCGGCTGGCACGCTGAATTTCCACAATTGCTATATGACCAATTCGGGTGTTTCGGTAACAGCGAGCACATGTAGCGCGGGAACTACTCTTCTGAAACATACTTTTTTTGCAAATCCCATCACATCCTCCGGTACAGCTGTATTAAGCTCCGCATTTTGTTCTTATTCAGCGTTTGGTAATACCACGGCACTGACAATGGGAGGAAGTGGCGCACAATCGACAACTTTTGATGGATATTCTACAGGAACGGCAGCCGCGATATCTATTGGCTCAACTGCAGCCGTTACCTCCTGTCAAATAGGCTCTAGTAATGCTAATGCCATAACTGGAGCTGGCACTATCAACTTAACTGATTGTACATTTACTAACTCTACAACGATTAACACGACCACGCAGACCCCAGCTTATTTCAAATACGGTATTGCACAGTCGTCCACGCAGCCAGCATTTTTAGCGTACCTAGCGTCCTCTGCATTGAATAAAACGGGGAACGCTGCGTCCTACACCCTAGGTACGGATGCCCTTACAGAAGTGTTTGATCAGAATAGCAACTTCGTTACGAGTGGCACATTCACAGCTCCGGTTACAGGAAGATATCAATTTACAGGGTATACGCTCTTGGTGGGATGTACTATAGCGTCACTGCTTGGGTGTACTCTGGTCACATCCAACAGGAGCTATTTATTTCAGGTAGGACGTACAGCCGCGGCTACCAATTTCGGGTGTCCCATCAGCGTGTTAGTAGATATGGATGCAGCGGACACGCAGACACTGGCTATTGTCGCAACGGGAGAAGCGGGCGACACAGATGACATTTACGGAGCCGCCACCCCAGGAACGTTTATTTCTGCAAAACTTGAGTGCTAGCGAGGGAAAATGAAAATATCAATAGATGGAAAGGAAATCCTAACACTCACAGGCCTTCAAAAGAAAGTCATTCAAAACGACATTCCGTCTGAGATTTTTGACGCTGATATGGTGCGCCGATTGCGCTGGTGCGTAGATCACCCATGCGACGTATGCTGCGATCAACGCAAGAAGTCGTGGAATAATGTCCTCAGAGAGAACGGCATTGCGTCTGCTCCAGCGGATAAATTCATTCTGGCCGAGGCCGTCTTTCGACATGCTCCCGTAGAATTGCCACGCGGCAAAGATAAGGAATTAATTGTTTCTGTAGACGGCAGAGAGGTATTCCGCGTCTCCCCCACACAAAAACGCATGATGAAACTGACTGGCGTGGAAGATCCCGATGCTGAGTGTCACTCTAAAATGGCTTGGGTTCTTTCCCATAAGTATGAGCGCTGCATGGAAAGGTTGCGCAACGAGTGGGAACCTAGACTAGTCGCTCGTGGTATGGAAACTCTTCCAACATCCGACGAAGATTTTGCGGGTCTGGTTTTTGCTCAATCGGACTATAAAGACAGAACGGAACGCATGAAGGATGAGGTGAGAGCTTGACGTTTACCAAAGGTTTAAGCACCAACAACTATGGCCCATATAAATTCATAGTCTCCACAAATGCGGCGAACGGCACTCACACTACTTTAGCAGCCGCAAATGCCGTGGCAAGCGCAGGGGACACGATCCTCTTAAGGGATTCTGTCACCGAGAACATAACACTAACCGCTGGCGTTAATATCGCAGGTGAGGGGAGTGGAGCGGCCAACGTTCCTTCCATTACAGGGAAAATTACAGTTTCAGGAACAGGAACAAGCACTATCTCTAATGTTCGCCTAGTTACGAATTCTGATAATGTTATCGTAATGTCAGGAGCTAATTCACCTGTCCTATATCTCATTGATTGCTTCATCGACGCAACAAACAATACTGCGATTTCCAACAGCGCGGGAAGCTCGTTTCTATGGATGTACCGATGCCATATCGCCTTGGGAACCACAGGCATTACGCTCTGTACGTTCACAGCAGGAACGCTTAATGCCTTCTATTGCTTCCTTTCGAACGGCTCAAACTCCACCACAATTAGCGCGTTCTCTGGGTCGGCAGCATGCACACTCCACCATTGCCGATTAAATGCCGGATTTTCTACTGCCGACACAGCCTCTCTTACTACATCTTATTGCTCGTTCAACATGCCGAACACACTCAATATGACTCTCAACGGAAGTGGATCAACTATACTTAAACATTCTGACTTCACTAGCGGAACGGCAAGCGCAATCACTATTGGAGCTAGCGCAATTGTCACCGTAGTACATTGCTCGGTAAACAGCAGCAACGCTAATACCCTCACAGGCGCAGGCCAAATGTACTATGCGTTTATCTCATTTCTAGGAGGCGCAGGCCATAACGTCACCACAGAAACAAACTTAGCATCACTAATATAAGGGAACTATGGGCAGCGCAGGAAAAAATACAAGCGGGGATCTCTACCAAACCTCCCTAACGACAAACGGAGTGCTATATTCAGCGGCAAGCGGGGTAGTTACATCGACGGCGGCTGGAACTTCTGGTCAAGTACTTACAAGTAACGGATCTGGGAGTGCGCCAACTTATCAAACAGCATCTTCCGGAGCATGGACACTCATATCTCTGCAATCTGCATCAAATTCTGCATCCGTGTCATTCACATCTGGTATTAATTCCACATATAGTACCTATGCCATTCTCTTTCAAAACGTAGACAACATAGACAATAACACTTTTTTAGTTTTACAAATGTCCACTGACGGCGGATCAACCTATATCACAACTTCATATAACAGTATGTGTGGAATCATGACAGATACCGGAGGAGTTTCTGCGTCTACAGCGACTGGACATGCATTGGTGCATACTTATCAGGATAATGGCGCTTCATGCAATGGGAGCATATACCTTACACAACTGTCTACCACCAACCTAAACAAAAGATGGTGGGGTCAGTCCTCAGGATTTTATGCTGGCTTAGGGACAATCACATGGAGCGGTGGTTATCAACCAACAACATCAGTTGTGAACGCTGTAAAACTTTTCTTTACGACAGGAAACATAAATACTGGGGATTTTAGGCTTTACGGGATTAGTTAAAGAGTCAATCGCCATTCCGGATAACTCATACTGTGTAGCTTGAACCAAAGCTCGTCAACCTCATCCGGCGTGCGTTCGTAGACGTGATCCCAAAACTCCACATACTCCTCAAATGAGGGCTCTTCGAAGTAGATAAGCTCCTCACACTGGCCTATCGCCATTAGGCCAAGGAATGCCCCTAGAAACGCTAAATTCCTAATACACACCATAATACTCCAATACATCCGCTCTCCACTCGGGGTAAGGTATCCCATATCGGCGAATCCACAACTGATCAACCATGTCTGGGACGTTTTCATAAATTTCATCCCACGCTACAAGGTAGGCCACAACCTGCTTCCACTCACACTCTCCCATCTGAAACTCTTCACAGTGGTAAAGAGGGGGACAAGATTCGAGGGCGCAATGCCCCATGCATGCACTGATAGCTAGTAAATAAAACAAATCAACCCCCTTCATTCCAGGTTTTTATAAGCGCCTTCGTTTGTGCCGAATCCTCCGACTCATCCCCTTCTGAGTTTCTCAGCCACGCAGATAGCAAGAGATACAGGCACAGAAGAATCCCAATGATCCCCATCACGTCAAACACTTTGTCTATTGGGCGCTCTCTCATTTACTTGTCTCTATCAGGGGTATATTGGCACGTTCCTCGATCGTCAGACCAAGACAGGTCTTTTGCCCATTCCTTCTGAATTCTGTCATTATTTTCAGATCGAGCTTTGTCCGCTTTGGCATCCTCAACCATCCGATCATAATCCACATGAATATCGAACAGGTGATCGACACCCGCAATGTCAGGGTGGTCTTCCCATCCCACAGCAATTCCAGTGAGAAAGCAGGAGGTAAGGATTACCGCGGAGGTGAAGTAAAGTAATATTTTATTGTTAGACATTTGTGCCCTTTGTTTCATTAGAAAAAAATATTTTCGCGCATCAGAAAAATCAGGAATACAGCTATGGCAATGGCCACAGCGTACCCCCTCATAAACACCCACAACTTGTAAAACTTAATAAACATAATTGTATTATTCATGACTCAGAGTAAATTCAACGTGAGGTCTGCCATGCTGCACCCAGTCCTGCTCGGATTTTTTGCCCTCTTCATCGTCGGAATGCTCCTCTTGGGCATCTTCGCGGCCGCAAGAGGAAAGCTGTAGCTTCTCTTCCTGCGAATGCCTGATGCTCGCGTGAAGGGCATACATAACTACCACAAGCATTAAAGAGGCTGCTGTCAGTCCCACGGCAAGCGTTGTCTTTTCATTCATATGACTTGACCTTATCGTGCAACATTCGCACAGCTTCAGCAAGGTTAGTATCACTAAAATCACCAAATTTCAAGAACTGATCAAGCTTGACACCTTCATAGTCGGTAGGATTCGCCCTGATCGCTATCAAACAGTTAGGGCACAGCTCAAGCTCTAGACTCGACACAAGCCACTTCCTTTTGCAGAATATGCATGCTTCCCATTTACAGGTCTGACCATCTTCTTCTGTGTAGTACTTGCTCATGACAATCCCGAAGAAATATGTTACGGAGTATAGAGGAAAAGTGCTTTCCTGTAAAGTTCAAATAAATTTTCATCAAAGTTAAGTTTATGGAGTCTTACTCGTATCTTACAAATAATTTTACAAATATCCGATGTTAACATTTCCCCTATGGCTACACGAATTTTCTTTTAACATTTGGGGGTCTTGGCTTTTTACGTTTGATCTGCTCATCGAGGTCTTCGCGCATCCAGTCTCCCTGACGCTTTCGGCAATAGGCATCCAGTTCTCTTTGGAACGGCCTAGACTCAAGCCAAATGAAGTCAGACAAGGCTTTCCTAAGCCTCCAGCATTGGCCTTCAGGAATACACTTTAAAGCGTATTCTTCCCAGCTTTCGATTAGGTAAGGGTCTATGTCAAGATTCATTGATCGTTGGCCTTTTCAAGTGGTTATTCTCTTTTCTTAGTTCTCGATATGCATTTTCAAAATCTGCCAAAAAACCCTTAAATTCCTTAGGGTTCAAACTGCGGGCACACATTTTTGAGAGTAGAAGTGACAAAGTGGGGAAAAGGACGCCTTCATCGCCACATTTTTCTACAAAAACATTCACTATCTCTTTGGTTAGAGATTCAACACGAGCAGCAGTTTCATCATCGTTCATTTTTTGATCCAATTATAATTTTATATTGATACTTCATTTGTTCCTTAAGACGCGATTCCACCCACCTATCCGGAAAGCGGGGAGGTTTACCATACTTCATACTATAGTCGTAGTCATTGTTGATCTCCTGCATAAGGAAAATACTGCCAAATCTATCCAACCGCGCCTTATATTGTTCTGTTAGCCCAGGAACCTTTATTACCTCCGAGGCCGTTTTCTTTAAATGATGACGGAAGTCTGGTACATCGATCGGTTTTGTAGGTACCATTCCTCTAAATGGATTCGAAGAATCCCCTAAAACCCTAGTGTGCGTTTTTAAGCGAGAATCGTGTGCGCATTGCCTGTTCACAACCTCGAAATCATAACCAATATTATTGAGTGTAAGGTGCTCATCCTCACACACTTGATGATATAATTTATCGCCTTGTATATGCCAGTATTTGATATACCCTCTCTTTTTCAAGAACCATAGAAGAGTGAAGAAGTGGTGGTTGAATTTGTATCGATTAGAGGAATATTTTACCTTCCCATCAAGTCCCTTCCCTTTTCTCTGTTTGACTTCCTCAAAAATTAATTCTTTGTATTCATTTAAAAATCTTGATACAGATCCAACGGAGCACTTGGCGTGGCGTGCAATTTTTTCCCTTCCCCAATAACTTTCTTTTTGATTTCCACACCTATTTGCATGGTACATGACGGTAAATGCGCTGGCGATCCGTTTTTGAGACGGTTTCATCATGCGGTAGATCGAGATATTGAAACTGACAGATTGCTCTAGATTGTATTCTTTCATCCGGGATCTCCTGTTTGAGACCCCCTGCGCACTATAAAGCTTGTATTTTACTTCGCTTTAATTGACAATTCTGAGTAAGATATTGCCCATTCTGACCGTCCAAGATTAGAATGTTTGAATCTTTCTTAGTATTGCCCTTGTTTGCGCAGGGGCATCTTTATTTAAGGTCGAGTTAAAAACAATTCTGACTAGCCTAAACTTCTGGCTCTTAATCGGCAACCCCATTCAGCTTTTTGGCTAGAGAATCCAGCCAAGCCATGGCCGTCTCAAAGTTCTCAGAAGAGAAAAGATCGTGGTACAAATCCCCGTTTTCCGTCTTTAACATCGTGGCGGTGACACAAAATATTTCTCCCTCGTCAGCCACCCAAAGCTTATCAATAAGCTCCACGCGGATATATTCACCCTCAAGGGTCTTCACGAATACGGGGCACGTCGCCCCTTTTGAACATTTACACATCTTCCTCCTTACATTTCTTGTCGATAAAGCCTTCAAGCAAGTAAATCACCCCTTTCCTAAGCTCTTCTGGCGTATCAACAGCTTGCCAGATGCTTGAAAGAGATAGGGCCATCATAGAATTGATGGCCACGGTTCTGTTGATGTTGTTATTTTCGATCAAGTCTATGAGCATGACTTGAAAGTCCAAACACTCTTGGATTAGTTTTTCGTCGTTTGTTGTTTTCATACGGTGTCTACCCTCCACGAACTCGTCCCCGGCTTCCGGTAGACCTCAAGGTCCAAGTCCTTCAAGGCCTCAATCTTGGAGTAATCGATGTTCCCTTTCCGGATTACTGGGGTGAACTTAAGTCGATACCCCTGAGTGATGCGCCCATCACACATCTCGATCATTGATTTTCTGATCTCCTCGCGCTTCTCCTCAAACTCGTCCATCATCACATTGAGCCTAAAAAGCTCTTCCTCTTTCATAAGCCACGCCCTATCTTCTCGAACCTGAATGTCTTTGCCAATGGGCTCTGGCGGAATCCTAGCCTGCAAGCTATCCCAGAATGCTTTTTCCTTCTCAATCATATTTGCCTGAAATTCCTTATCAGCCAAAACTTTTATTAATGCGCAATCTCTGGCCGTCCCAGGGCGATAACTGAGGTAAAAGCATTCGTCAACATTAGCAACAAACATCTGATGTTGCAGTTGTGCTACATACTTAGCCGGGACTTCGCCAAGTAATGCCAAATGATGATCCTTCTCCCCGGGGGCCTTAATCTCGACAACCACCCCCTCATCATTGATTCCATCGAAGCTAGCGGCCATCCACTCAAAGACGGGATGGATGCGGAATTCGGGGCGCACAAAGTGTCCCGTCATTTGCTCAAAGGCAACCCGGGCTTCAGGTTCGAGTTCAAGGCCTCGGCGCATCGCGTCATTCTGCTCAGTCACTGTCCCATTTATTTTATCACTGTAAAGTTGCAGTGAAGTTTTCCAGGGGCTTAAGCCTAAGATTATTCCGGCGTCGGTGGCGGTGATTAAATTGCGTCTGGCGTCAAGCCATTCCTGTGATCCTATTTCGAGTTTCATCATTCTAATCCTAGTGATTTTGGTTCCCGGTTGTTTCTTCTGCACAACCATAGTCGTAATTGTTCGCATTCGTCACACGCCTGCGATAAAGAAGGGGCAAGCCCAATCAAGACCCATCTACTGGTTTCTTCATCTTGTTCCGCATGTTGAATATTTCTTCTCATTGTGGACTCAAAATCGTCCACGTGATAGGCCGTCGATTTGCTAAAATCATCATCAAGATTAAGTTCTATTGTGAATATTTCGTTCATGTCTTTTCCTTAACTTTCTTTCTTTTCTCAAACACACTAATTACAAACGCAAAGTCTTTTTGTTCCAGCTCTGCAATTTCCTGAATCCCAAATTTCTCACAAAGAGCCTTAGCGCTGTCTGGGAATTCGAGTAGCCACTCATGAATCTCTTCAAGCTGTCTGCTAGTGATCTTGGGTCCTTTTGGAGCTTCCCGCTTAGTAGCCACTTCAGCATCATCGTCGTCTTGATATACACCAACCATCGAGGCCAGAGCGTACCTTCTGCAATAACTAAGGCACGAACCCAACTCCTGGGCTCCTGGCTTTTGGATGGGTAGAGCCATCATGGACTTAAGCCATTGACCAGAGCTGTGGCCAAGCGTAGTCACAAGAACCTGTCTTTCTCCTGCAAAGTCCAGTGTCTGGGTGACGGCAAGACCGTTCTTGGCCAAAGGATCTCGGCAAGCCTGCCACACTGAGGCTAGGTCGGCATATCTCGACTTGAAGTGCGGATTGGTACTATCCTTAACCGCATGGCTCATCTCTCCCTGAGCCTTAGCCAACGCCCCCATTAATTCATTAATCTGTTCTGATTGTAAGCTCATTCTCCACTCCCTTAAATGTAACTTTAGTTCTAGTTGGCAACCATTCTTTCTCAAAAGTAATGTCCATAACATGAATGCCATGAGGGACAAATCTAGTCTGAGCTTCATGAATCTGCGTCAGATTGTCATGCTCGTCGTCTCTTGCATACGTGATGCTAATGCTAATATCCTTCATCGCAACCCTCATAGAATGACGTTTGTTCGTTAAGTAGATAATCTTCAGCCCATTTCTCATAGCCTTCCCAAATATTGTCCAGGATCGCGCTAATTGGAACTCCAGCTTCCATTTCGTCAATCGCCCATGCGGCACCAACGGTTGGGCTTACCACACACGCCTCAAACTCCTTCATCAGCCAATCCTTATTCCATACTGATGTTTTAAAACACTCAATAGGCTCTTCTAATAGATGGTCTAGCATTATTTGCCTCCATTCTTCTGAGTGACTTGTTGATAGGCATCAATAGTGTCGATCATCGCTTCACAGGCTTTGCGTAAGCTTTCAAGCAGCTTGTGGAGCATCTCATCATTTTTGTGTTGAGATATTTTTATCCCGGTGCCAGAATCAAACTGTTTCATAAGGTTTCCTTTGTTTCCATGATTTCCCCCAGGGTCAAGCTGGGGGTTTTTCGTTCACTTTTGTGCTTTAACTGTATCGGCATCTTTCCAAAGTCTTTTCGCTTCTCTCAAAGCGTCCTTACAAAGGCGCTCTGCTTCTTTTTCCGATGGAGCCGATTCAAGCGCTTTGATCGCGAGTGCAATCATAAATCTATGAATGAAGGTGGTGACAGATGTTTCAGGGCAAAAGTTAACTACATTCTGCCCTGCTTCAATGATCTTTAGGTCTATAACTTCGTTAATGTCGTACATTTTTCCCTTGATAATTCCCATATGGTTTCCTTTGCTTTCCATATCTACTCAACCTTCGCTACGATCTGCTCGTTTCTTTCGTCCGAGTCACCAGAGAGCTTGCTTCTTTCGATATGCCCTTACTATACCACGATCTTTTCTTTTTCCGCAACACTTTCCTCTTTTCCATAGACAAATCCTTCTCACCGTAAAAACAAAAGTATAGCTGATCTCTATCATTCATCTTAGGCAAAGGCGTGAGATCACCCACCTTCTTTCTTGACAACTTCTTTATAATCCCGTATATTTTCATCATATTACATAGCAAAAAGGGTGTGAAAATGGCAAATCTACTAGAAACCTACTTAAAAGACAAAAACTTAAGACCGGCTGATTTTTCTCGACTGCTCAAGTGTTCTTGGTCTTCTGTGCACAAGTGGGCTCACGGGCAATGTCGCCCTGGGCATTCCTACGCCTGGAAGATCCATCGACTAACCAAAGGTGAAGTTCCAATCACATATTGGGGGTATACAATAATTAATGGACGTACTAGAAGAATAGATAAAAAGTCTATAACTTTATAGCGGTCTTGATGGAGTGGGTAAGCGTGAAAGATAGACTTCCCGAAATAAAAAATCGTGGAAAAGGGAAAAATCCATGTTCAGAAGCTGTTTTAGCTTATCACGAAGGCGGGATAAGGGTGGCGCGGCGCTGGATATGTGGAAAAGAGGAGTTTTTTCTTAGCGACGATGATGGCCAAATGGGAAAAAGGGGAGACATAACGCATTGGATGCCTCTCCCCCTTAAACCAGAGGAGCCGCAAGAAGGAACAGTTCCTTGTAATATCGCTAATAAAAATTTGACTTAATACATATACTTTTGTTTAATGTGATAAGGCGCATTAAAGGGGGGGTTATGGAAAGGAGTCTGGTGGTTATTCAGCAAGATGAGCCAAGGATAAGCACCTGGGAGATGTCTAAGGGGTTTGAAGTGGAGCATAGGGTGATTTTGAAGCTGGTGCATAAATATAAATCTGAATTTGAAACCTTCGGATTTATTACACCCGCGATGCAAAAAATAAAGAAGAAAAAAGGGCGTCCAATCGAGGATTTGATGCTTAACGAGCCGCAGGCCACTTATCTTACAACTCTTTTGACAAATAACGAGAAGGTAAGAAAGTTCAAGATGAAGATAACCCGTCAGTTTTTCGAAATGAGAAAGCAGTTAATGAAACTGGCCATTCAGAGACAAAATGTAGAGTGGATTTCAAGAAGAGAGGCGGGGAAAATAGAGAGAAGGCTAGGAACGGATGCGATAAAGGACTTTATAGAATATGCCAAATCGCAGGGATCTAAAAATGCGGATAAATACTACATGAGCATTTCGAATATGGAAAATAAGAGCCTGGTTAATTTGGATCTTTTGCAACAGGAATTTCCAAACATGCGCGATGTTATAGATGTATTTACTCTAAGCGCTTTACAAATTGCGGACGTGATCGTCGCCACAACGCTGAAGTCGGGGATGCAATTGGCGATGTTTTACAAAGACATTTACCTCCTTGCAAGGGACAAGGTGGAAGGTTTAGCTCTTTCTATCGGAAAGACTCCCGTTCGCTTAATGATAAAAGAAAACCAAAAAACCCTCACTCATGTTGGAGAGAATTGAATCAATATGTCTACGAGATTAAAGGAGAGCCGGTATCTTGGTCGGCGCACAAGGGCTACGGCAAGTACGCATATTCCACGCATGCTAAGGCAAAATTCTATGCTCAATGCCAGCTCAAAGGCCAAAATAATGGACGACCTCTCATTGAAAGAGCGGTACGCGTTGATTTTTTTTTCGAGATGCCAATTCCCAAATCTTTTACAAAAAAAAAGCGCGCCCTTATCGCTTCAGAATTCCGGGTATGGCACAAGGGTAAAAAAGATCGCTCCAATCTCGAAAAGTTTGCCGCCGATTGCCTCATTGGGACGGTTTTACTCGATGATAATATTATTGTGGCTGGAGAGACTCAGAAATACTATTCTTCTGGAGAGCCTAAAACGATAATCGTAGTACAGGAGATAGAAGATGATTAGATGCCTGTACTGCGATGATGTTGAGTGCGAAGAAAAAGAAGTAACGCTGATGTGCAACGGAGTATGGGGTAAGGGGATTGCTTCCGTCTGTCCCCAGTGCGCCCAAATATATTCCGACAGTTCCCAAATGAACGTAATATTGAAGTTTTACAGAGAACACAAAGGTGACTCCGATCAAAGGGGCGTTTGTCCTCTTCAAGCTGTTGTCTCTGTGCTACCGCACAAAGCCAACGAGTCGTGACGGCGATTCTCGCCCGTCATAAAAAATTCACCTTGATTAAAAACTCACCAAAAGTAAATTCTACCAATCGTATTCAAAATTTGATGATATATGCCTAGAATTGAGACATTGTATCGCCAGAACATAAGGCATCCCAATGCCCCCGAATACAACCATTTTAAGAAAACATTTACTAGCAAAAACAACCAAAGAGCATATATGGCACCTGGAAAACCATCAAAACCTTCTCCAAAACCACCAATCAAGAAGTAATTATGGATAAGGCAATTAAGTCGGCGAAGAAGTCCATTGGTAAAAAGATGGACAAATTAGTGAAACAGGACGTGAAGCGCGACAAAGCGTGTGACATGCCCATGAAAAAGAAGAAGTGATTTTATGCTGTATCGCTACCTTCCTGGGGCAAACTCTTGGAGATTGCTCGTTGATCCAACTTAACCCCGCAGCAGGGAAATGAGCATTTTGATATATGCAGGCGCAATACTCTTGGCATTTGAAATAATAGTAACCGTGGCATCCTTTCTATGAATGAAATCACAATTAAAGTTTCTAATGAAGAAAAGCGCATGAGCAAGAAACACATGGCCTACGACTGTCCAGTGAACATGACCCATCAAGATGAAACTTTAAGAGCCCTCGTTGCCGATGCTAGAAAAGACTTCGGTGAGGGGCACGATAGAACTCAGATCATTTGTCGGATGGAGTGGGTGGAGTGAAATCCGGGGCATTCAATATCTCCCTGAACAGTTCTCTACTATCCTTAATACTCTCAATCATTCGGATAAACGCCAGGAGCCCTGTAACTGTCTCGACGCCCTTTTCTGGATTGTGCATAGCGTCTTTTGTGATATCGTGCAGATTTGCTATCTGAGCTGAGAAATCCAATACTTCAATAAACGAGAATTTGCGAATATAAGCCACGAGGTGACTCACCTCTTCCTCAGTGAGGAGGAATGTTTTTTCCGAAGCTGAACGGCTTTCTAAGAACTCTTCTATTCTCACCGACCCTCGACAATTTCATGATGAATCGCTGTGAAGTTAAATTATATTTTTTCTTACATTCTTTGCAAGGCTGCCTTATTCCTCCCTTGGCACCATTCCAACTCATCTCCCAATCATGCCTCTCTGTATTGCAGCGGACACAAATCATGAGCACCCCCGGATTTGATGGAATCTTAATTCGAGGAGAAATATAATGCGAGAGAAAGTGAGAGAACGCACGGGGCGTCCGGGGGTCTCCGCTGTTCGCGAAGCCGTCCGGCGGCTCCGTGAGTATAATAAATGCTAATTTACTGTCAATAAAAAACAGAGATATGTACAAAAAACGCCTATTTTTGTGCACGTTGACAGCGATATGCACAAGGACGCAACAGGAAGAGACATGCACGACCTTCAAAGATACCTAATTATGCAGATGTGGGCTAGCGAGCCGGGGAGAGACAGAGAAAAGAGACTGCTAAAAAAGCCTGCGCATATTTCTGAAAAATTAGCACTCGAGGCCGATTCTAAAGAAATTGAGTACGATTATGACAAAGATATGACGAAAAAAGCAAAATCAGCAGTGCTAAAATTTGGAGGCGTGTCAATTCCTTATTTGATGCGGAAGCTAAAATGCGACTCCTCCTATGCAAACGAAGTGATGGGCGAGATTTGAACCCTCCACATAAGAAAGATTATCAGACGTTGGGAAAGTACCACCACCAACTTAAAGGTTTTGGGAATTATGAAAACCTGTACAAATTGCTCTGAACAAAAAAACTTCTGGGACTTCTCCTTCTCCGCGGCTAAAGAGAAGTATCTAGACATTTGTAAGACATGCAAGAATTTCCAATCTAATCTAGAAAGGAAAAGGCTTAGTAGTATCAGCCCGAGCCTGTCGAGAGAATTTAAAAGAGGGAGGGGGAAATGAAGTGGATTAAGCTCGACGAGCGTAAGCCCCGAATCTGCGATAACATCCTGTTCACGGACGGGAACGAAGTATATGCAGGCTGGTTGGAAAGCTGGGAGCCACTGGAAGATCTCATTTTCTATGATCCAATCGACAAGGAATGGCCTGAAAACATCACGCATTGGGGACTTTTTCCGTCTCCCCCGGGAGATTGAAATGGGAATGTATTGCTGCTGTGACGTGAAATTAAGCGATCCCGAGCATGAAGGAAAATCCAAATGCTCATGCGACTGGACGGATTGGGTAAGCACCTGTGATTGGCCTGCAGAAAGACGAAATAGAGAGATCCCAATTTCATTGCCCTTACAAGATGGGAAATATCTGGTTAGGATTCAGTCAGCTGATGGTGACAGATATGAGGAGGAAAAACAATTTAACGTGATTCCTACAATTCAAACTGGTGGTTATTATTATCCTGTAAACCACGAAATTCACTGGGAAGGTGAAACTTGGGAAGAGGGAACGCCTTATGCGTGGAAAAAGCCAAAACAATAAAGAAGGGGGCCGTTTCTGTACCCCCTGAATGAGCGCTATTTTGAAGAAAGAACTAGAGAGCGAATGTAATCTCTGATAATAGTCTGAGCGGATGTTTCTTTCTCAGCGCAGTAGGTTTTAAGAGCCTTGCGCTCTTCTTTTGTGAGGCGCACGATTACAGAATGCGTTATCATTATCCCTCTCCTATGGCCTTAAGATAATTAGAATCGATTTTCTCTAGAACTTCATCCCAGATCTTATCCCTATCCAATGCCTGTCCCCACGTCTTCCTCCCCATCCAATTCCCGTAAGTTTCAGAAATTAAAACAGGATATTCAAGAACGTCTAAATAACCAGCCAACCACTCAGAAATAGAAAACCACTGAAAAATCTCATGCGCCTCCAGCTCGTCGGCTTCACTTCCTTCCGGTGTATAATAAACATGCCGGATATCGCTGTAGTCAATTTCTTCCCCTTTAAGAAAAAACTCGACGATCTCATTTTGTAGGCAATAAACATTACCCTCAAGCAATTGCTTCACTCTTCTCTCGCGTTCTGGTGTTCTCATTTGCTTTCCTTTTGTTTTCATCTCGTCGTTTTGACGATCATGCTATCATGATTGCATTTCATCTTATTTAACGCAACGATAAACATTTCTTTTTTTTCTAGATGGTGTAAAATGTGAAAATAAAAAAGGATTTACTATATGGCTCCTCCAAAGGGAAACAAGTTTGGTGTTGGCCACGGACGGCCCCCAGCTCATTTCACAGATGACGACGCTCATGTTCTAGGAAAAGAGCTTCTCGAATGGATGTCAAAAGAAGACGATAATCCAGACTCTGATGTCGTGCACCTGTCGGAGTGGTATTCAGAGATAAAAGGAATTGATCCTAGGCACTTTGAGGCTCTTTGTAGAAGAGAATGCTTTCTTGGCTATTATGAGAAAGCAAGGAAGTGGATGGGTAAAAGATTGATGAAGAATAAGAATCTACATTCAAGCTATGGAAACAGATTTCTTGCTGTTTATTTCAAAGAACTAAAAGAACATGAAATAGAGATGGCGACCATTAAGGCGAACACTCAAGCAGACTCAGATAAAGAGAAGGCAGATGCTGCTCGTCAGAATATGGAAAGGTTTGCTGATCAAGTCTTATCGTCCTCAGACAAGAAGATGGCTGACAAGAGCATCAAAGCTGAGACAAAATCATAGTGTGTGATAGGGAGTGAAAGAGCATGAGTGGGAAGTTTCTCGATGTTTTCGACCATACCCTTCAACTCCTCCAGCAATTCTTTGCGAGTTGGCTTAACTGGATCCTCATCATCTTTGTTCTCAGTGTTCTTTTCGCTCTCTGTCTTATCGTCTACAACTTTGACGATGATTTCGTTTCCGTCATCGTCGACCCTAAGAAAGTTCCGGAAGTCTTTAGCGGCTGCCCTTAACAAGCTTTGGCCTCCATCTATAGATATCTCCCCACACTTGCAAGACACATAGTCGTGGTCGTGAAAGCTTTCGATTATCGAAAGACACAGTTTGCATTTTGCTCGGTTGCGCATAAGTCCTGATGTTTAATAAGATACAAAAAGTATGACACAAATCGTCTCTCCAAAACAACTTGAGTTTATCCAGAACTGCAAAGCCAAGTGGAACCTCGCTCATGGAAGTGTGAGGAGTGGAAAGACTGTCGGCACCCTATTTGCCTTCATGAACTCTCTTGTAAAATGCCCTGATTCTCAGATATGGATGATTGGCAAGACTTCTGAGACTATATATGATAACGCCATAAGATTGCTTCTAGAGCCTTCTGGTGGCAACTACCCCGATCCTTTAGCCATATTTAGGCCACATTTGACATGGAAACCAGCCAAACGTGAGCTTTTATATCTAGATAAGACGATAAACACTATCGGCGCCAAGGACGAGGGAAGTATAGGCCTTATCCAAGGGAAGACCTTTAGTCGTGTCTACTGCGACGAGATGACACTCTATCCCGAATCTGTCATAGATATGATAGACACACGGCTGAGTTATCCTTACTCGCAGGGCTATGCTTCAATGAACCCGTCTCACCCTTCACACAAGCTCAAGCAATGGATAGACAAAGCCGAGGCTGGCGATCCTGACTATTATTCTGTGCACTTTGTTCTAGACGATAACCCCTATCTAGACGAGTCATACAAAGCCAGGGTGAGGGCCTCATCTAGCGGGCTGTTCTACAAGAGGAACATTCTAGGGCTATGGTGTCTGGCCGAGGGGGCTGTGTTTGACTTCTTCGACAGGAAGCTACATGTGGTTAAGAGACCGCCCGCTTGTGCTGAGTATTGGGTGGCTGGGATAGATTATGGCACAATCAATTCTTTTTCATGCGAGCTCATGGGAGTAAATACGGGACGATCAATTCAAGGCGGAAGGAAGAGATGGTTTGAAAAAGAATATGTATGGGACTCTAAGAAGATGGGGCGCCAGAAGACGAACAGCGAATATGCTGATGATGTGCAGAACTTTTTAGAACCATATGCGGTTAAGAGTGTCTATGTTGATCCAAGTGCTGCGGCATTTAAATTGGAGCTACGCAAGCGTGGCATTCATGTTGTAGACGCCAATAATGATGTGGCTAATGGCTTAGAATATATGACATCTGAACTGCAACGTGGGGCTCTTCTCATCTGCGAAGAGTGTACAAACCTTATTCGAGAGATAGAAGGATACGTATGGGATCCTAAACAGGCTGAAAGGGGATATGACGAGCCAGTCAAGAAAAACGATCACAGCATCGACGCTGGACGTTACTGTTTTTATACTCACAAAGTTAGTTCTTTTGACCAGGACGCATACAATCGCAGCCAGGAGCAACAATTACGCCAGCAACATAACTGGGGGGGATCAACATTCCGATGAGAGAGGTTCTTGCCATAGCACCATGCCCATGGTGCAAAAAAACACCAAAATTCATAATGTATTTAAGCGATCGCACTTGGCTTCCGAAACTTACATGCGTTAACGACAAATGCCTAGTTCAGCCATGTAGCAAATCTGTGCCCATAAGGAAGAAGCAAAAGTTTAACAAGGAAGTTATTAGGGAAAAGATTTCTCTTATGATTTCCCGATGGAACATAGATAATCCTTTAAAAGCCGTGGAGGGATGTGAGTTTGATTGGGAGGAGATCTCTCATGAAGAGTCAACGCGTTCAGGTAGCTTGCGATAATAAAAAGTTTAGTGGTACTCTGTGGGATCACACATCGGAGTATTATGTCATTTTATAACCCTCCCTGGAACAATTCGCTAGAACCCAATCAAGGAAACGTTAGACAGTGGTTAGATAATTTATACAGCAAGTTCCAGCCTATCGAGCAGGCGAGGTGGAATCAGTCGAATATTGACTCTCTGTTTTACGCTGGCTCGCAAACTTTCATTAATCGCTACTTCAACTTCACACCGTCATCGTCATATCAAAATTTTTACTTCAACCTACTCCAGCAGCCTGTCAATATGGTCACGGGCTACCAGCGTCAGCATCGTAAGGGGCTAACCTACGTCCCTACCGAAGGCGCAGACCCCAACACCACCGACCAGTACACCAAAATCATGACGCATGTGTGTAATAAGGAAGGAATTCATGAGCAATTTTCCAGAGCGTGCGAGCAGGCGTGTATCACTGGGATGGTGCTTGCTCAGCCATACTTGGACTTTAGTGGAGATGATCAAGCGCAGGGGTCTCTCAAGCTAAAAATCTGGGAATACAACTCATTCCTCGTGGACCCGTATTTCCGTAACTACGACATGTCTGACGCGCAGTTTGTTTGGTGTCAAGAGTACATATCCAAGAAAGAGGCAGAGGATAGGTTCCCGGGCAAGCTGCAAAATATTGCGCCTATGTCGGGCACTCCTCAGCGTTACGGCTCGTTCTATTTCCTTCCAGAAAACTACAACATGGCACGCAACGACTTGATGGTGCTCTCTTATGTATGGTACAAGTGGAAGAGAAAAAAGAAGCGCCTATACTCTCGATCGCGTAACCAATTCTTCGATTATGCTGGTGGAGATGGAAATCTGGAGATGATCCTATACTCTATCCCTGATATGGAAGAGGTGACCGTTGATGTGCCGTGTTGGAAACTTGCTGTGGTGTTGAATGATCAACTTATGTTTCAGGGTGATAATCCTCTTGGCTTTGATGACTGTCCTTTCGTGCCCATCTTCTGGAACTACGAGCCCCATATCAATTACTACGACCTTAGATGTCGTGGTCTTGTGCGTACAATGCGCGATTCCAATTATTTACTTAATCGTCGGATTATCATTAATCATGACATCAGTGAAGCCACTATCAATGCAGGATGGAAAAGAAAAGTCGGAGCAGTAGCCAACGAAGACAATCTCAAGAAGTCTGGTCAGGGCTGGGATATCATTGTTAATGAAGGATACGAACTCACAGATGTTGAAAAGATTATACCCTCGTCTGTTCCGGAGTCGGACATGGCACTTGCTGATCAGCTGCGGTCTCTGATATTTGGTACATCTGGCGTAGACCTTGAGAACTGGTCCGCTCAGAATGATAAGCAAGCATCATCTCTCACTACTATGCTCAAGCAAGCCGCCAATTTGATGGTCTTGCAGAAGTATTTTGATCAGTGGGACTTCTCGCTAAAGACGCTTGGCGAGAGACTTCTGCAGATTGTACTCAACAATTGGAGTGCTGAGAAGGTGCAGTTGCTGATAGGAGAAGAGCCGTCCCCGCATTTCTATTCCAAGGTGTTTGCTAAGTTCCAGGTTCTTGCCGAGGAGGGTGTATTGACGCCAACTCAGCAGAATATGCAAGCACAGGCTCTGATGGATATTAATGCATCGTTTGGGCGTGAAGTGTTCCCTCCTTCCATGATTATCAAGAACCTCAACATCCAAGGAAAAGCCGATGCCATCGAGTTCTTACAAAATCAAGAGCAGCAAGCGGCAGCGGTCCAGAGTGAAGCGCAGAATATCCAACATGCGTTCGAAGAAGCGAAACTCCGTGAGCTCATGTCCAAAGCAGCCAATAATATCGCAGCTGCGAAAGAAAGGTATGGCCGTTTTGAATCGAATATTGGCCTTCTGGAGGAAAGAATCAGCGAGGTAAGTAAAAACCGAGCTTTAGCGACTAAGTCCAAGATGGAAGCGATTGAGAAGATGATGGATGTCATTGCTAAATATGGAGAAGTAGAGACTGCCTTGAAGGCCGCCGACATAGAATCGTTCAATTATCAGGAACGCAACGAGGAAGATGTGGCGAAAAGAGATGCCCACCAAGACGCAGCATCTAACGAATTCGTCTCTAAGCTTATGAACGGCATGATGGAGCCGCAAGGGCAGCGTCAGGGTTCCCAGTCGCAGCTGGGGATGTAAACAATTCCTTGAGCAATATGAGCACAGGGATATAATAGGTGATAACCAAAAGCTATATGAGAGGTGTATATGGCAGGGCGTAAGATAAATGACCATTCAAGCTGGGTCGGTGCCGCTTCTAAGGGCTCTGTATTCCCAGATGGTCCACATAAAGTCAAAGTTGATAGTTCAGCAGACGGCGTAGGGGCTTTGTCTCGCTATGAAGATACGTCTGAGGCGATCAAGTCTCAGCAAATGGCTGGGAACGCTAAAGTTCGTGGTCATGCCGCGAAACCTGGCTACAGATATTAATTTTTGGGCGATCAACGGGATGCCTTAAACTCTTTTGAAGAGAAATTCAACACCCGTTGATTCCCACTTTGAGGCGTTATGAAGAAAATACTGAAAGATCGCACAGAGGTAAAGCAAAAGGCTAATGGGGTTCGCCCGTGGTCTTTCGTGGCGCCCACCAAGGATCAAGCTCATAGCGGCGTCCTCTCCATGGGCAATGATTATGGATCTGCTGTGGCACAACCTACTGGGTTGTTTAAGGCCTCTGGTCTGGATTCTGGCCCCATTCCTCAGTCGTCAAAGTGTTTCTCACCTAATGAGATATTCCGTGGCGAAGATAAAAGGGGTTAAGCCGTTGCGCGGTCCGCATGGGAAAGAGGCTAAGTTCGGGATGGGTGACCATTACGGGACGGGACACAAGAATCCCATTGGAAGAATGCGTAGCGACTCTGTTGGCATCCGGCGGTTAACCAAGTCTCAAATGGGGAAGCCACCTAAGTCTGTCGTTTAGGTCGGTAGGGGTTTTCTTTAAAGTCTTTTTCTGTTAATTCATTCAATCTCTCCATCGTTTTTTCTGAAATTGTTTTTTCAATTTCCGGAAGATCGGTGTCAAACTCTAGCATGATTACATCCCTTATTTCGGATGAGGACCAAAGCGCAGCTTCGATGATTTTTTCAATTTCTTTTGCAGATTTAGTGCCGAATGTTTTAATAATGAATTTGGTGGTTATTTCGACGGCCATTTGTAAATCCTATTTTTTATTTGCTGTCATTGAAATTTCTCTGTAAATCGCATTTATAGCTTCATCGCTTAGGTCGTCATCC